GCTGGAATCATTTATCTTGATGAAAATGGACACCTTGCGCCATGCTGGGATCATTTTCTTTGGGGCTCTGTATTTGGCGCTATGATGTGCAAGCGATACGGCTGGGAAATGCCGCCCGAAGTTGAGCAACGCTATCAAGCAACAAGGGACAGGCTGCGCAAAGATGAAGTAAAATACAAGCGGGGCAATCAGCGCAGAATGAAGAACAAGATCGGCGAGGATACTAGCGGCAACTATGTGCCTCCTATGTCACTGGCTGAGGCTATGGGAGCGGCTAAGCGTTGACAATGCTTGTATAGTTTTATATAGTGAGGGGGATCGCAAGATCTTCCTTTTACTATTGGAGCACACATGCCAGCAAAACGAAAGACAAAAGAAATCAGTCAGACAGACAGAGAGAGCACGAAGCAAGCCGCCGCAACGCCAGCCGAGCAACTAGAACAAAACGGGCTCACAATCACACTAACACCTGTACAAATGCAACAGATCAACGTATTAGCACAGATTGCACACAACGAAGATCCTGCTGTGTATTGTCGAAAGATTATCTTGCAGCACGTCGCCGATCGTTTGTATTTGGTGCGTCAGTGATCTGCCATGTTTGCGGCTGCGATCCCTGTGATTGTCACGGAGCAACAGTCAAGCATAAAAATATTTGTATCTCAATGAATCCTGAGAGCCTGAAGCAGCTGAAAGAAATACACGACAAGACAGGCAAAAGCAAAAGCCGCATTGTGCGAGATGCCATCAAAAAAGAATACAAGGAGATTAGAAAATGAGCACAGACAAAACAACAACAGAAGATCAAAAAGTAGGCGAGTTTGTACGAATTGACAAACTAAATCCACATCACAAGAACCCAAGAAACAACGATCACGCAGTTGATAGCATTGCAAACTCGATCAAGCGTTTCGGATTCACTAGCCCGATTATCGTCAACAAAGATCAAACGATCCTTGCGGGTCATACGAGATACAAGGCGGCTAAGAAGATTGGCTTGCAAACTGTGCCCGTTGTCTATGTAGATCTGTCGCCTGTCGATGCTGAGTTGCTGATGATTGCAGATAACAAACTTGGAGAGAAAGCCGACTGGAATACTGATCAACTGTCTGAACTACTTACAGGACTAGAAGAAAAAGGCGAAGATCTAACTGTGTTAGGATTCGAAGATCACGAACTTGATCAGTTGCTTGGTGTATTTGATAATCAATCAGGAGAATCTCTTGAAGATTATACACCACCGAACAACGAGGAATTAGATTTAGAAGATTTTGAAGACTTTGATCATACTTGCCCACGATGTAATTTTGAATGGAACGAATAATGAATACTCAAGAAATATGGAGATTTAAGGATGTTAACTTTTCAAAAGATCGAGGCTCTGTTTTTTCTTGCTTCGCTTGTTGTGGTGGCTCGACTATGGGCTATAAACTTGCGGGTTTTGATGTGGTTGGGTGTAATGAAATAGATCCTGAAGTTTTCAAGATTTACAATCTTAATCATAAGCCTCGACTGCCTTTCGTAATGTCAATTCGAGATATGCTAACACAGAAGACTTTGCCAAAAGAGTTATTTAATTTAGACATACTTGACGGATCACCACCTTGCACAAGTTTTTCAACTGCTGGTGTGCGTGAAAGAGACTGGGGAAAAGAAAAAAGATTCTCAGAAGGGCAAGCATTACAGCGCCTTGATGATCTTTTCTTTGAATTTATTGCACTGGCTCAAAGACTACAACCAAAGATTGTAGTTGCTGAAAATGTTGCGGGTATGATTAAAGGAAAAGCGCGTGGATATATAAAAGAGATAGTTCAAGCCTATGATAAAGCAGGATATACAACTCAACTATTTAGATTAAACGGCGCAAATATGGGAATCTGTCAGGCTCGTGATCGTGTATTCTTTTTATCAGTTAGAAAAGATTTAAAACTTCCTAAGATCAATCTGCAGTTTAATGAAAAACTAATTGCATTTTTACAAGTTGAAAAGTGGATTGCTGAATTTCAAGACGAATACAGACCCTGTACAAATGAAGAATTAGATTTGCTTAAAAAATGCAAAGAAGGAAAATCATTGTCCTCAGTTCATCCAAAAGGGCATAGATATACTTATATGAAAATTGCTAGACATAAACCTATTCCGACAATTATAAGTGGCAATAACCATTTTCATTATGAGAAATTACGCCCGTTATCAACAAATGAATACTTAGCATGTTCATCATTTCCGATTGATTACAAATGGAACAATTGGAAACATCCAAAAAAGCGCTGGGCTATGGGAATGAGTGTGCCGCCATTTATGATTGAAAGAATAGCAAACGAAATATATAGACAATGGCTATCGGTGTTGTAATGGGCAGAAAGAGCAAACTGACGGATAAAGCACGGCGGGAGATACTACAAGTGATCTCTGTGGGCGGATCTAAGTCTCTAGCGTGCAAACATGCGGGGATAACTTTAACGACTCTCCTTAACTGGCTGGATCGAGGCAAACGAGCAAACAAGGGACTCTATTATGATTTTGTTTGTGAATTTCGTCAGGCTGAAGCCCGCCCCGACATTATGGCAATGGGGATCGTACATCGAGCCGTAAAAGATGGAGACATTCGAGCGGCTCAGTGGTGGCTAGAGAAAAAGACAGGATGGGGACAGAAAGACGAGCCACAAGTACAGATCGCAATCACTCCTGAGAATATGAGCGTGACCCAACTATTAGCAGAAGCAGAGCAAGTCAGTCAGAACATGGCACAACTCGCGCCTCCGATTATTGATCTAGATGAGGAATGAAGATCGCGTATAAATTTATTTTGTGCAAAGTTATAAAAATATGTTGACATTATAAAAATATGTTGATAATATAAGAATGTACACAACAACAACGGAGCACAAAATGACTAAATCACAAGCATTCAGAAAGTATCAAAAAGCCGCAACAGCATACGAAGATCATATTTACACTTCAAGAGGCACAATGCGCGCTGTATTGAGTCATGAAAAAGCATACTTTGAAGCGCGACGCACAGAACTTCAGAACAAAATGCGATCAGCATACAAAGCATATAAAGCACTTTAATAATCAACAACAACGGAGCACAAAATGACAGATAAAAAAAGCATAGAACACAAGATCAAAGATCTTGTATTGGAAGAAATCGAAAACATGACGGCGGATCAAGTCAGACAAAAATTGCAAGATGTTGAAAAGCAATATGACGATCTAAAGTTTGATTTATGCTGCAAATACAAATCCATAAGCGACTGCAAAACTTTTGAAGATGTAGAAGAGCATGTCAAGAATCAATTTCAAATGCTTAAACTTGAAGCGATGTATGCAGAGTATCATTTTCAATTACAATTTCTATAAACAACAACACAACAACAACGGAGCACAAAATGACAACGGAAACAATTTACACAGCACTATACAAATTTCATAGCAGTGTAAGAACAATACACAAAGGGTCAATAAATCCATTCTTTGGAAGTAAATACGCAACACTTGCAGACATACAAAAATCTATTGCGCAGCCACTTCAAGAGGCTGGCTTGATCATTGTGCATCAACTGGGAGAAAATGACACAATGCACAGCAGTATAATCCATTGTGAAAGCGGCGAGCAGATACAATCAACCTATAAATTGCATATTAAAGGATCAGACTCTCAAGCATGGGGATCGGCTATTACCTACGCCAAACGTTACGCAATAGGGGCGCTTTTAAATCTTTGCATTGATGAAGACGACGACGGCAACGCAAACAAATCAAAGCCGACACTTTCAAACGATAAAATTGCAGACATTGCAAAATGGATCAAAGATGGCAAAGGCACAATCCAGCAGATCGAAAGAAAATACAATCTTACAACAAACCAACGTAAACAATTAACTCAATAAACAACGGAGCACAAAATGACAACACAAGAACGACAAGAGATCAAAGACTGGGGGCGCACTGTGGTGCGTCTTCGTAAACAAGGATCATTTTCTGATCTTCTACACGCTGAAATCAAGGTATCCAAACTAACAGTGAAAGAGATCGCAGCACTATGCAACACCAGCAGCGCATCGATCAACAAATGGAAAGGCGGCGAAGTGTATCCCGCTGTACATTATTTGTATCGCCTTGCTAAGTGCCTGCACCCTGTAACGGATGTTTCAAGCGCTTACATGCTGTACACAATGAAGATCAACGCAGAGAGAGACTAAGGAGGCGACATGTCAAGATTCATAGGATTAAACATTGCAACACTAGACGACAACGGCAAGATCCGCCGCACTGGCTCTGTATTGATCAACGTAGATCACATTGTATCTATTGAGGCACATGGACCACCCCGCAAGGATTCATTGTGCAGAATTCAGACAGTTAACGATCCGCAGCCGTTTATTGTTGAAGGATCTATGATTGATCTTCTTGATGTGATCAAGCGGTCAGGGGCTGATTTTCACGCCTTTAATAATAGCAAGTTAGCCAGCCAGTCAGCAAATCTTAGCGTGCTGAACCTGTTTGCAAGATTGAAATACAAGTATGGAACAATGTACGATATTGGACGAGCGTTAAAAGAGAATTATCCTAATTTCTACACAACGGATCACATTAACGGCATTGCACAACGTCTATCAAGATTGCAAACTACACATGATAATCTTGATTCATACCCACAAAAAAGAGAAGTGTTGCAGCACCTCAAACAATTAGACGCATTAAACACAACGGAGCATTAAATGATTATCATTAGAAACGCAAGCGACTTCAGAGTATTGATCAATATTGGACAGATTACACACATGGAAGAAAAGACAGGCATGGTTTTGATCTTCTTAGAGGGCGGCGCAGTTGTTCCAACTTCTGAAACGTGGGAAGAAATAATTATGAAGATAAAAAGTATTGGAGCAAATAATGTATAAAATACTAATCAAAAGCGAAATACAGCCAGTATGGATTGAAAAGCAATTTGAATATATTGTAGACGCCTTAGAATGTGTTAGAATACATCATCACACACGGCTGATCTATCCTTGCGGATCTGTTGCTGAATAT